CTACTTCGTAGGATTCACTATCTCGCCAACCCTTCGGTAAACTTTCTTTGTCATCTCCTCTGTTGAATGTCCCAGCAACCGACTAGCGTCCTTGATGTCTTCGATCTCGCTACCGGCTTTCGGGCGAATGTCTCTGAATTGAAATTTTCGAATGGTGGTTGCCAGCTCGGTGTCACCGTCGGTTGCGACTTTCGTTGCAGCCTTGTCCCGCGCCTCATCCCAGCGGTTGCGCAACATGTTATAGCTCATGCGTAGTCCGTTCTGGTTGGTGATAAGGATCGACGTCCTTGTGCCAGCCTGTGCCCGTCGATCAAGCAAACCGTTGATGAAGGTGCATAGGTCGGTCTCGTTGGTGCCGTCGTAAAGGCGAATCCGCAGTCGCTTTTGCGTCTTGCCTTGGCCAACCATCAGGAAACCGTGATTAATATCGTTGGCTGAAGCCTTGAGAACGTCCGCCGGACGTTGTCCCGTCAGGTATGCGAGGTCCATTGCGTCTTTGAGGTCTTGCCCGGCTTGTTCGTACACCGCATTCCAGATGATATCGCCTGCATAGAAGTCCCGAGGCGTCTCCTTGTTCCGGCGAAGGCCGAAGCAGGGGTTGGCCTTATCAGTCATCCCCCATTCACGGGCAAAGGTAAACATGGTGGAGAGTAGTGCTATCTCCCGGTTTGCGCGTACCTTGGCAGTGCGCGCGTCACGATACTGAGCGATCACTTGTGGTGTGATCGCGTCAATAGGTGCTGCCTCAAACGCATTTCTTAGCTGCTTAAGTCCCTTGCGGTAGTCGCTTTGCGTGCCTGGTTTCAGCGTTGGAATCACCTTTTTCTCATAATCGTCAAAAAGCCGGCCCATCATGTGGGCCGGTTTGGGTATCGCTTTACGATCGAGCCGCGCCCATTCAATCTTCGCTTCGTCAAGGTCGGGACCCAGCGGAATTTCGACGCGGTTGCCGTCGGCATCCCTACCGTTGTAGTAGTACCCCGTCCAGACCTTGCCGCATTTTCGTTTGCGGGTGCGCCGAATCATTCGTGGCGGCAGATCCCGATTGGCTGTTTTCTTCTGTCTCATAGTCAGCCCACGCGCGCCAAGTCAAGGGTCCAGGTCTCAGCGACAGCGCTGCTTGCCGTTGGCTTGACGCCGGCGAGCTTTAGCCGGGCATATATCCTGCCCACCACTGGGCGCTGGGCGCCGGTCAAGACGAACTCCCAGTGGTTCGTCATGAGCCACTGGCGTTGAAATGACGGAATTTTGTAGCCAGTGATCGTGGCCAGCTCTTCGTCTGTGAGAGTTTCACTTTGAATTTCCATGATCTGCCTCCCGTCTCGCGATGCCTTCGGCCTGGCGTTGTTTGCTGCATTTATCGTGGTTGCCATGTGTTCGAGACTTTTGGCATTTGTCGCAGATAGTGACCAAATCCAGCGGCGGCATTTGTCCGTGTCGAATTCGGACCGTTCGACGTAGGGCTGTCATGCGCAAGCCCTCCGATGTTGAGCTTGCATCAACTCCATCAGGCGGCTGAAGTACTGAATGCCTGCCTCGGGTGCGGTTAGCGGGGTGATGGTTTCCGTCATGGGAGGCACGCCGCGCAGACATTCCCACTCGCCGGAGTAGTTAGGCATCAGGTCGCGGCGTTCGGTGGCCAGGGCGATCAGATCGGCGCGCACTACGCATTCAGGCAGGCAGGGGTCGAGATTGAAGCGGTCGCATACGGCGTGCCAGATGATTTCTTCAGCGATTCGGAATCCCGGCATCAGTGCCTTCAATGGCCGGGTCATGTCGCCAATGTAGGCTTCGGTTGCGTCGTGCAGCAGGGCAACCAGTTGGTGTTCCTCCGGCACCAGGCTTGCGACCAGAAGGCTGTGCTGGGCAACGCTGTAGTGCGTACGGGTGTGCCCGTTGAAGCGACACAGGTTGGCCAGCGAGTGAGCGATATCGTGCGGTGAGATCATGGCGGCGGTTGGGTGAACCAGGTCAAACTGGCGACCGCTGTAGGTGAGTATCCAGTTCATGCTGCGTCCCCTGCGGGCCACAAACCCATTTCAACGGCTTGGCGGTTGAGGTCAAGTTCCAGTGCTTCACGCAAGGCGTCACGCAGGTGCGGGTAGCCTTCGGTGTCGGCTTCGTGCGGGAAACTGATCGAGCTCAGTTCGGGTTCTGCGTTGAACGTGCCGCGCTTGTCCAGCCATTCAATGAGTTGGGTATCCAGTGGCTGGGCGTTGAGGTTGCTTGCTGTTTCGACGACATGAAAGACGCGGTATGCCATGGCGCGGGATACCTTGATGAGTTGTTCCGCTCGTGCCTGGCTTGCCTCGGTACCTTTCAGCGCCTTCCAGGTTTGAAGCGCCAACGCAAGAAACTGGGTGATCTCCGTCAGATCCCTGTAGTCGGTGGAGGTGAACGGTGTTGCCTTGATGCTTTGTAGTTGCGCGCGCAGCTCCGCCAGTTGCTGAGCTTCTCGATTGCGCAGTTGCGTGCTGGTGATGAGGTCGCTATTCAGCGCGGCGATCCGTTGGCTGTGTAGGCCGTTGCGTTCCTTAAGTCCGGCTTCGTAGCTGCGATCCAGCGCGCGCAGGATGAGCTTGCGAATGTAGTAACCCAGCAGAAACAAGCCAAAGGCCATTCCGATGAAGATGATCGTGTTCTGTGCGTGCATGTGCTGTGCTCCGGTAGAACCCGCCGCCGGGATTCTTGGTGAGAGGCCGGCGGCGGGGTGTTGCTACGGGTTGGGGGTTATGCGCTGAAGGTGCCCAGGATTAGAGTTGCCGCGCCGCCGACTTCTTTGGCGAGGGTAGTCTTGAACTCTTGGGCGATCTCTTCGACTTGCTGCTCTTCACCAGTCCAGCGCAACTTCAGAGCCGGTTTGTCGTTGCCGGTGAAGATGCTGAGCTTGAGCGTGAAAACGCGGGTGGCCAGACCGTCATAGGGAATGAGCGAGAAGTGCAGCGCCTCGACGCGGGATTCCGCGTTCGCGGCTTCGATGCTGTCCATAGCGCTCCGGGCGGCGCCGAAGTTATGTTCGCTGGTGGTCGCCGTGCTCTTCGCTTCGATTGTGATGTTGCGAACGCTCGCAACGGCGGCGCTGATCGTCATCGTTTCGCCGCCTTCTTTCACAGCGACCAGGCTGGTATTCCAATCTTCTATCCACTCTGCAAGGTCACGCTGGGAGAGCAGTCGGCCGACGATCTTTTGGAGTGCCAGATAAGCGGCGGTCGGTTTGAGCGTCAGCATTGCGGTGTCGTCTGCGTGCCCGGGTGCGTCGTCATCGCCGAGGTTGAAGAACACCTGGCAGCTCATGTTGTCCTGATCTATGAAGCCTTTTGCTGCTGGACCTTTGCGAGAGATGGTGTATTCGGCGAAGTCGCGCAGGCTGGTGGTGTTCAGCGCGCCACGAAAGCGAGAGCGCAGCGCCTGATAAACCTCCAGATTGTGGATCTTCACGCCGGCGGGCAGGGCAGTGACCGGCAGCAGCGTCGACGGAAGAGCAGTAGCGGCAGCGGCGTTATCGATGATCAGTTCGAGTGTGTCTTTGTTAAGCGACATTGGTATTTCCCTTTTGGTGAGAGGACTTGGTTTTGCGTTGAAGGTGTCGCCTTATCGGGCGTGCACGGGAGTGTCGGCTTTGTCGAATAGCTGCGACGTCGGGTTGTTCTGGAACAGGGTCAGGCCATCCGGGGTGAGGTAGAGCGGCGTTTCGAGGGTAGAGTCCTCGCGCAACTTGCCGCGCTTGGTTGGCTGCTGAAAGTCCAAGGTGTGGCTGATCGCGACCTGGTTGCTCTGGCCGATCTGTTTCATCTTCAGCGTGATGGTTACTTGGCCGGCCTTGCCGTGGTCGATGACGCCGGCGGCGACGTTCGAGAGCGCTTGGCCGACCTGCTGCGCGAAGACGCCGGCGTTGAGTGAATTGAAGAAGTCATTCGTGTCTGTGGCTTTCATGTGCTGTGCCTCATTGAGTTTGTGGTATTTGCGCCTGTGCGGCAGACGCCACCGTTGAATCAGGCCGCTTGCTTCGTCGCTTGAGCGTCGAGATAGGCAGCCAGGTCGTGCAGGTAAACGACGGCGGTACCTTTTGCAGACCCGCCGAGGCGGGTCACCTTCAGTGCAATGCGTCCGGCGCTGATGCGTCGTAGCAGGTAGCGATCGCTGGTGATGTGCGAGAAGTAGCGCTGCCGAACGGCGGACAATGTCGGGCAGGGCGTCGGCCATTCCTTTCGCAGTTGGTCGATGGTGGTGCTCACGTTGCTTTCTCCCCGTGCCCCTCTGCTGGGGGCAGCAACTTCAGGCGGATCATCTCGGCGAGACCTTCTTTGCTTTTGCCCATTGCGGCCGCACGGACATTGCCGTTTTCGTCCGCGACAACGGCGCCAAATGGATACTCCGGCGAGTTAGTCGGGGTGACGTAGGCGGTCTGGCCTTCGAGGATCACGTTGTTGACGCAGCGATACACGTCGGCCAGCTCAAGCACACGCATCGGCACGCTGCTGAGCATTTCAATGGCTTCGCTTGCGGCACCGATGAGTGTCGCGCGGCTGACGATGCCCGGGCTGTCGAGGTAGACAGGGATGAGTCGCAGGCTGCCGAGCGCGTGACAATGAGCGTTGAGGTAGTTGCTGTTCATGCTGCTGCGTCCTTGTTCTGGGCCTTGATGCCGATTCCGAGTTGCTTTGCCAGCCAGTCAACTCCCTTTTCGGTGACCATCACGACGGCATAGTGGCTGAAGCCCTTTATGTGGTCGTTCCAGCGGCTGCGGGGGTCGGAAAACAGATAGCCGCGGTCGCGGTGCTGGCTGGCCAGGTCACCGCTTTGGGTCAGCACTTTGAGTTCGCGCAACCGGGTGCGGAACTTGCGGGGTTTGAGGCCCAGCACGGCGGCCGTTTCGTCCAGGGTGCGGTTCGTCATGGCTCAGTCCTCAAGCAACGCGCGGCGTGGCGCCGAGGGTCAATAGGGAAAGGGTCACGGTGAGATGCTTCTGGAAGTCATCAATAGATCTGTCATTGGTGATGACAATATCTTCGGCCTGTACCTCGACGCCGCTCTCGCTGATGTGCGAGTTCACTTGCTTCGCTGTAGGGCGTTGCAGGTGGATGACGAGGCCTCCGCGCTTTCGGATGAAATCCGCTTCGTTCTCGAATCGGATATCACTCACCACGAACCCCTTCGCGTGGTCGTGAGTACGGGCGAGTAGGTCGAGGTTCTGCGCGGCAAGCAGCAACCAGAGTTCGGGGTGGACGCTGTTGCGTCCCCATTCCGTGCCGAGGGATTGCATCAATTGGCGGGGAGAGCGGCCCAGCCACGGCAACGTCTGTTCCTTCTGGTCGCCTTCGAAGTCGCAGGGGCTCAGGTTAAGGATATGCATCAGGCCATCCCGCAGCGGGTCCGCAAACGCGTACGACTGGAAGCCGTGATGGTTCACCAGGTGCTGGGCTGCGGTGTCTTTGCCAGAGCGAGCGAGGCCAGCGAGGCCGAGCAAAAGAGGCGTCATGCCGCGTCACCCCCGAATGGTCCTAGGTCAGCCGCCGCATTTACCGCTTTTGCGGATGCCAGGCGAGCGCCGGGGGTGACGATTACCAGCAGGCCGGTGTTCTTTTGAATCGATTCGACGGCTGCTGGACTGGTGCACGCTGCTGGATGTAGGTACACCGGGCAGCGGGTGGTGCTGTGCTGTGTCGTTTGCATGGCTCGTACTCTTGGTGAGAGGCTGTACGAGCCAACGTTAGCAATGGCTAATTATTTTTACAATAGCGAAAGCTAACGAATTTTCTCCAGGCGAAAAAAAAACCGCAAGTGCGGTTTTTAAAGGCTGTATCGGATCACGCGTTTGACGTATCCCAATCGAACCAGTGAGCTGTAGTCCGCTTGAACCATGAAAGCTTGCAAAGATAAGCAGCAGCCTCTTCTTTGGTGTAAAGCGATCTGATCACATCATCCCGAGCTAGTAGTTCCAGTGCGGGAAGCGTAGGTGGTTCATCAGCTTCAATCCTTCGTATTTGACTCTTCAGCTTGCGCATCAAATCTTCAGGAACTGGTGAAGCGCAGGCAAGTACTTCCGCCTCTATATCTAAGTAGCGTTTGCGTAAGTCGTTGTGAAGCCATGCACGCTGACCGGTTCCCACCACTAAGTCCGTAGCGGATGCAAGGGTTACTAAGAGTGCAGATACCGTTACAAAAAACGATGGAGCATTTGCCAGCAATGCCGTAACTGCGGCTGAGCCAAAAATTACACCGACAAAAGCTGTGAATCGCCCCCACCGCATAAAAAAAGCGGTGCGGCGCATGTGGTAGCGAATACAGCGTTGAACGTAGAACATCAGTTCATGCAATTCTGCAGCTGTCTTGTCGGCGTCAGTCATTTACGGATCCCGGCGAGGTGGGGGCGGTACTGGACGGCTTTCGGAAATCGTATTTGGGCTACCCTTTTCCCGAATTCGTCCGTCATTGAACTGATCCCTGTTCGGCGTTGGCCGAGGTGGCGGCACAGGTCGAGGTGGCTGTTTAGACTTGTCATTCATCCTAGCATAGCTCCTTTGTTGTATTAAAAACCCCGATAGCTTCACATCACTCTTTCACTTGGCTAGGAGGTACGATGCCTCCTACGTAGTGAATTTTTTCTATGTCCCCGCTTGGAATGTTCAGCCGCCCATATCCGTCATTCACGGACATGAGGCTAACCTCTTCATCATTTGCGTATAGCAATTCCTTGATCATGCACTGCCCATTTGTGCAGTAAACAACTACATATTCGCCTGGTATTAATTTGTGTGTTGGCTCGCACCATACCACCCACCCGTTGCGGATGGCAGGCGCCAGTGCATCACCCTTGATACGTAGCGAATAAGCCTCGGTATCCGATGTTGGCACATTCACCCACCCGTTGGCAGGGGCTAACTCATCCCATAATCCGTCTTGTTTCAATCGAGCTACTCCTTGAATGGGAGCCCGCCGGAAAGGATTTATGAGACTTGTGCCGTGATCAATGCCAAGCGCCAAGCCGTCCTGGGCTATATGCGCGGGCATTAACAATGTTCCGCCAGTCAGGCCGATTTTATCTTCAAGATTCTTGGCGGCCTTATCGCCCATTGGTCTATGACCGTTGAGCAATTGGGAGAGATAGGAGGGGTCGAGGTTGTACCGATCAGCGAACTCTTTTGTTTTGAGATCGCCGATCAGGTCTCGAAGCGCTGTGATGCGGAGCTGGCTGATATTCATCAATCCATCTTAAAAGTGTTTAGCATTTTGTAAATTGCAAATCGCTATTGTTATCTCCGTTAGCGGCTGCTATCTTTTTGCGAAACGGAGGTGCACATGAGCTTGCATGCATACATAAAAGGTCTCGATAAAGATGCGCTGGATGGGCTAGCGAAGCGTTGTGATACGTCGGCGGGGCAGCTCAAACAAATTGCTTACGGCAATCGGCGTGCTAGCGGCGGTTTGGCTGTGTCCATCGAACGGGAAACACAGGGGAAAGTTACCTGTGAGCAACTACGGCCGGATATTGATTGGGCGTACTTGCGAGGTTCCAAAGCCGCGTAAAAAGGGTGCCGGACTGGGGCCTCTCACCAAAGAATCCCCCAGCCCGGCTACGACGATACACAGCACATGCACATCGGTCGTGGTCGTAGGATAGGGCGTGTCCCATCTGAAGGCTAGGCCGTAAACGGGGTATTTACGGTTATGAGTCGCACAGATCTCCTTCCGGGCGCTGGCCCGGTTCTTTCTTTGCGCGAGGCGCTTTATCGTGCCGGGCGCGATTTCCGAGGCGGCATCACCACGTTGGCCCATGACATGTTCATGGACTACGACGAGCTGCAGAAGAAACTCAAACTCAATGAAGAGCGCCGCTGGCTGACTCCGGATGAACTCGAAGAGGTCATTCGGCTGACGCAGAATTCCGCGTTGCTCGATGCGCTTGTGCGTCCGGCGGGTGCCGTTTGGTATAAGCCGACTCCGGTGCCTGCAACGTCTGAGGCGTTGAAGTCTGTCGGCAAGTTGCTGGAGCGCACCGGCGAGTTCGTTTCGAGCATGCACGCCGGTGCCGCCGACAACGTTTGGGAACCGCACGAAGTCGCCACGCTGGACAAGTACGGCATCGATGTCATTCAGGCGGTGCTGGGCATCATGGCCGGCGCACGGCAGGCGATGGAGGGGCAGGACAATGGCTGACGATATCGATCGCGCCAATGATCAGGCGCAATACCTGCTCGATGTTGCAATCCACCTGAACCGTCGCGTTGCTTCGAGTCGGGTCAGTGCGCAGTTCTGCGAGGATTGCGATGACGCAATCCCGTTGCTTCGACAACAGGCGATCGAGGGTTGCGAAACCTGCGTCCATTGTCAGGGGCTGCGGGAGGCCCGGCGATGACGGAGCCGGCAAAGGGAATCGCCATTTCCAATTGGGCAAAGCGTTACATCGAAACCTTCGGTCTTGCCCTTGTATCAATTGAACCCGGCGACAAAGCCCCGAAAGGCATGGGCTGGAACAAACCGGGCGGTTACATCACCGATGCCAATGCCGCCGAAGCATTCTGGCAACGCAACCCTAACCACAATCTGGGCGTCGTGCTCGGGCCAAGCCGTGTCTGCTCGCTGGACGTCGACGATGTTCAATGGACGCGTCACGTCCTCTACGAACAGTTGGGCATTGATCTCGATGCAATGGCCGTGGTGTATCCGACTATCGTCGGCAACCCGTTGCGGTTTCGGGTGTTGTTCAAGTTGCCGGACGGCGTCGAGCTGTCCCGGCATTCGCTTTCTTGGCCGAATGAAAAGGATCCGGACGGTTCCATCTGGAAGGGGCTGATGGCGAAAGCCAAGGCAGCGAAAGAGGCGGGTGACGTGGCGGGTGAAGCGGAGGCGAAGGCCGAGGCGGATAACTACAAGCGCTTCACCGTGTTCGAACTGCGCGCTGGGCTGGTGCAAGACGTCTTGCCGCCCTCGATCCATCCCGGTACCGGAAAGCCTTATACCTGGCGTACGCCGCCAAGTGCTACCGATGGTTTGCCAACACTGACCAATGAGCTTCTGGCCATCTGGAAAAACTGGGATTTCTTCAAGCGCGATGCCGAGGCAGCGTGCCCGTGGGCACCAAATCCGAAGAAGCCGCCGGCGAAGGTCATCAAGCGTGCAGCGCCAGCAGCGGGTAAGCCACCGTCGGTGATTGATGAGTTCAACCGCTGCCATGACGTTGAAGAACTGCTGCGGGCGCACGGGTACATCAAGCGCGGCAGCAAATGGCTTTACCCGCAAAGCAGTACAGGCTTGCCGGGTGTCACGGTCAACGAAGGCAAGGTCTATTCGCACCACGGCGCGGATCCGCTGGCCAACGGTCATCAGAATGACGCGTTCGAGGTGTTTTGCCTGCTGGAGCATTCCGGCGATCAGTCGCGGGCGGTGAAGGCGGCTGCGCAGCTGATGGGGATGCAGCATGCGTCGCGGCCCGATCCGCGCGATCTTCCCCCGACCCCATCCATTGATCCGAGCGAGCCGAGCCGGTGCGAAACGCCGCCCAGCGAGGCTGCTCCAGATCCTGAAGGGGGCGCGGGGGGCGTGGATGTGCCTGCGGCGCTGAGTATTGACCAGGTGTTGCGTCGTTATGCACTCGTCGATGGGACAACCCACGTATGGGACTTCGATCAGTCCAAGGTCATGAAAAAGTCCGCGTTTGAGGCGCGTGTCGGTAAACCCATGGCCAAGCAATGGCTGGAGAACACCGAGCAGCGCAAATTGATTTCGAGCGATCACGTCAGCGAGATTGAGCAAGCGCGGCGGATGGCTGGCAAGAAGGGCGGCGCCTTCGGCATGTCACCGACTGAGCGCTATGTGTATATCGATGGCACGAAGGACGTGTGGGACCGGGAGAAGAAGCGCCGGATTGCCGAAGGTGCCGTGAAAATGGCGTTGGGCGATACCTATCCGTTGTGGTTGAACAGTGCCGAGCGGCGTGTGGTGGACGTGGACCACATTGTCTTCGATCCAACCATGACCAAAGACCCGAGCGTCTACATCAACACGTTCGATGGCTTGCCGCTTGAGCCGGTTCGCGACGATGACGCGTGCGCGAATCTGCGGTGGTTGATCAAGTTCCTTTGCAATGGTGATGACGATGCGGCGTGGTGGTTGACGCGCTGGCTGGCTTTTCCGCTTCAGCACCTCGGCGCGAAGATGGATACGGCGGTGTTGATGCACTCGATCATGGAGGGCTCGGGCAAAAGCCTATTGTTCGCCGATGCGCTGGGCATGCTTTACGGTCAGTACGCGGCGACGGTGGGTCAGACCCAGTTGGAAAGCAACTTTAACGCCTGGCAAAGCCGCAAGCTTTGGGCGGTGTTTGAAGAGGTCGTGAGCCGCGATCAGCGTTACAACCAGGTGGGCAAGATCAAACACTTGATCACCGGCAAAACCGTGCGGATGGAATCGAAGTTCATCAATGGATGGGAAGAGTCCAACCACATGAACGCGGTGTTCCTGAGTAACGAGATCCTGCCGTGGCCCATCAGTGAGAGCGATCGCCGGATGTTGGTGATGTGGCCCAACGAGACGTTGCCGCCAGATCGGCAAAAGGCGGTCGGTCACGAACTCAAGAACGGAGGCGTTGCGGCGCTGCACGCGTGGTTGCTGTCGCTCGACCTTGGAGACTTCGACCAGCGAACGCGACCGCCCAAGACGGAGGCGCGGGAGCGATTGGTGGCGTTGAGCCGGGCAGGGTGGCAGACGTTCCTGCATTTATGGAAGTACGGCGAGCTGGGTCGGGATCTCTGGGGTGTCTGTCTCTCCAGTGACGTGTTCGCGTTGTTCCTGGAGTGGTGTCAGCGCAACAAAGAGCACGCGATGAGTCACACGAAGTTCGCGCTGTTCCTCAGTTCGGAGTTGGACAAGTCACGCTCGATACCGTGGACGGACGGCAACAACCGGAAGTTCGGTGCGTTTTTCTTCCCGGCTGATCTGGAGCCTTCCCGCTCCCCATCCCTGAAAGCGGCAGACCTTGGAGTCGTCGTCAGCGACTGGCGTGCCAAGGCGCGTTTGGCGGGCTGGAATGTCGACAACTGGGACCACATCAAGGCGGCTGCAGCATGAATACACCTAAATGTGTGTTGGGTGTGTCGGGTGCGTGTTGGGTTGGTTTTCGATACCCGACACAGGTCGAGGTCTTGAAATTCGCGGCTTCACGGGCTTTGTGCGGGGTGTGTTGGGTTTGGCGTCGCGCACGCGCCTGCGTGATGTTTTTCGATGCTCTCAAATGGCGAACAAAAAAACTCTATGCGAGGGACGAAAAACCCAACCAACCCAACACACTCAACTCAGATTGTTTTATTTGCCTGAATTTAAAGGGTTTTATCTGTGTTGGGTTTGTGTCGGGTAGTGGTTTTTTTGTGTCGGGTTCGATTTTTCGGGGGATAGGGCGATGATCGATGAAGTTGAAGAACTCATGCAGCATTGGGGTAACCAGTTCAACCAGGTGGGTGACGGCGGCGGGTTGGGTAGTCCAATGGCGACGATTATTGAATGGGGCGGCTCTGCCCCTCGCGGCACGCCGGGATCCCGCGATCTGATGATGGCGGCGGGTGGCGGCATGGACCATGCTGCGCAGGAAGTCGCCGCCGCGCTGGCACAACTTGAGCGTCAGTCTGAGAAGGGCGCGCTGCTGGCGAAGCTGGCTCGCAATCGGTATCTGCCTCGACCTGCGTTGTCGGTCAGGTCTCAGTTGCCGATTCTTGGTCTCGGCGACAACGCAGATCGGACATATCGGAACTGGGTTCATGCCTTGCATCAGCAGGTGCTGGTGATACTGACGGCACGGAGCGCACCAGGCCGTGCACGGAATCGACGTGTGAAGTCAGTTGAAACCAATCTTCTGCGAGCGTCTCCGGTTGCACGGGTCAGATTGTTCTGACCGCTCGTCGGGGCGTCTTGTCGCATTGTGGTCACATTGCGGTTGCATTCATGTCGTTTGCTGACCTACCGAAAAACACCTCTTTTCGGTTTTTCCGGAGGCAGGTAAAAAGTCCCCACGATATGCGATTTGCGCCTGAATCGCTGACTGAGCACGTGCTGTGCAGATACACCCGGCCTTCCCTGAGCCGGTCACCTAACCCCGCTTCGGCGGGGTTTTTATTTTCGGCCCGATGGGTGTCTGCAAGGAGAATCAGCATGAGCGAGCCGGCAACTGTTGTCGTGGCCGGTGGTGTAGGACTGGCGGCTACTGGTCTGCTGGCGGGCGTGGACATGCTCGCGGTGATCGGCGCGCTGGCTGGCTCTCTGGTGTTCTTCACCACCACTGAGGAATTGCCGGTCTGGAAGCGGGTTTTGTTCCTGCTGGTGTCTTTCGTGATGGGTTACCTGTTCGCCCCAGGCATGGCCGAGGTGGAGTTGTTCGGCACCAGGCCATTTAAGTACACCGGGCCGGCGGCGTTCGGCGCCTCGGTTGTGGTCGTTACCGTCGCGCTCGCCATCATCAAAAGGCGCGGCCTCATTGCTGAACCGCAAGGGAGGCAGGATGGATAGTCAACTGATGCCGCAAGTTCTCACGCAGGCCACGTTCTGGTTGTGCGTTGCACTGTTCGTTCGGTTGTTCACATTCCGCCGGCGCGGTGCGCGTTTCCGCCGAAGCATGAGTTGCCTTGCTTGGGTGGTGATGGTCGCAGCGGGATCCGCTGTCGTTTACATCGGCAAAGGGCAACTCGTCATGCCGCAGAACTCATGGCCGCTGGTGATTGTGCTGGGCGTGTTCGTGGGATCGGTGTGCAAGAGCAGTGGCAACCTGGCGCGCGTCTGGAAGATGGGCTGATGAGCAAGGTATCGGATGACCGTCGAGGTAGCAGTACCGCGCGGGGCTATGGGTACAGATGGCAGAAGTCACGCGATGGACACCTGCGCGAACATCCGTACTGCACGATGTGTTCGACCGACCAGCGCCCGGTTGCGGCGGTAATCGTTGACCACAAGGTAGCGCCCAAGCTGAAGGACGCCAAGGACAGCGGTGATCCGGCGCGTATCAAAGCGGCATGGAAGCTGTTCTGGAACCCAGAGAACTGGGCGAGCCTGTGTAAGTTCTGCCACGACTCGACGAAACAGCGAATCGAGAAGAGCGGGCGCGTGCCCGGGTGCCATGCCGACGGCCGTCCGGTCGATCCGGGGCATCACTGGAACCGCTGACCGACCATCACCGACGCACCAAAAAATGGCACAACCCCGAGGGTAGGGGGGGTGAAAAACTTCATTTGGACTTCCTTCTAGACCGATCGCCCCCCTCTTTACACAAAGTCGGGAAATATGAGGGAGGGGGGGTATCGACCGGTAAGGGGTTGAATTTATGGCAGGAAATGGAAATTCGGGCCGCCCGGCATTGCCGGCGTCCCTCAAACTTTTGCAGGGAAACCGTGGTCGCGAGAATGTCGCCAGCCTGCTGGCCGAAGTTGCCAAGCCATTGGTGCCGGTCGGCGCTCCGCCAATGCCGGACGTCCTATCTCCCGAGGCAGTGAAGGAATGGGAGGAACTGGTACCCGCGCTGATTTCATTGGGCATTGTTTCCCAACTCGACGCGATGGCGCTGGCTACGTACTGCCAAGCAGTAGCCGATTGGCGTCGGTACCAGCGGCTGATAGCCAAGCACAATGCCGATTCCAAAGACGGATTGGGCGGCGATATTCAGACCTTCAAGACTGGTGCCCAGCAGATGCACGTCTTACGGCAGCTCGCCAACGACGCCGAGAAACGTGCCAACGCTGCCGGCGCCCAGTTCGGCCTATCGCCGATGTCGCGGCGCAACCTGAAAACCGCACCGGCACCGCAAGGTGATCTATTCCCCAATGACCAACGAGACGCAGCAGACAGATACTTCAGTTGACGATCGTGTTTCCGCATTCGCTCACGCGGTGCTGGCTGGCGATATCGTTGCTGGCCCGAACGTACGCAACGCTTGCAAACGTCACTTCCGCGATCTGGAGCATGGATCGTCACGCGGTTTGATCTGGGATCTGGAGTCCGCAAACCGCGCCATCGGCTTTTTCGAAGATGTGCTGTGCCTCAACGGCGGCGATTATGAGGGCATGCCTTTCCTGCTCGCGCCCTGGCAAGCCTTTGTAGTTGGCAGTTTGTTCGGCTGGATGACCGTTGATGGCTTCCGCCGTTTCCGTCTCGGCTACATCGAAACCGGAAAAGGCTCAGGCAAAAGCCCGCTGGTAGCCGGCATCGGTCTTTATGGTCTGGTCGCGGACGGTGAGCAACGCGCCGAAATCTACGCCGCTGCAACCAAACGCGATCAGGCCATGATCCTGTTTCGCGACGCCGTGTCGATGGTAGACATGTCCGCGAAACTTCGTTCGCGCCTGGTGCAGTCGGGGCGAGACGACAAGGTCTGGAACCTGTTCTACGCGAACACCAACTCCTTCTTCCGCCCGATCAGCGCCGACGAAGGCAAGTCCGGCCCGCGTCCGCACATTGGTTTGCTGGATGAACTGCACGAACACAAGACTGCGGCCACTGTGAACATGATGCGCGCCGGTACCAAAAACCGGCGCAAAGCCATGGTGGTGATGATCACCAACAGCGGTTCCGACAAGAAGACGGTGTGCGGCCAGTACCACGATCTGGGGGTGCGGATCTGCGCGCAGATCGAAGATAACGACAGCTTCTTCGCCTTCATCTGTTCCTTGGATGAAGGCGATGACCCGTTCAAGGACGAAGCCTGCTGGCCGAAGGTTAACCCTTCACTGGATCACATCGCCGAAGGGCAAAGCGATGGGATCCCCGGACGTAAGTATTTGCGCGAGCAGGTCCAGTCAGCACGCGGGTTGCCGGCTCAAGAGTCGTTGGTGCGCCGCCTGAACTTCTGCGAGTGGACCTCGGCAGATGCGCCGTGGATCTCTTGGGATGTTTGGAAGCAAGCCGAAGAACCGGTGCCAATGCGCGTGTTGCGTAATCGCCGTTGTGTGGGCGGGCTCGACCTGGCCAGCACCACTGACTTGACGGCATTTGTTCTGGTCTTTTGGCCAACCCTGCATGACCCGCACTGGCGCCTGCTGCCGTACTTCTGGATACCGGACGACGATCTGCAAGGGCGAGAGGATCGCGACAAAGTCCCTTACTCCATGTGGTTGAAGGACGGTCACCTCGAAACAACGCCGGGTCGCGCCATCAGCAAGAAACATGTGCTGATGCGGCTGGTGAAAATCTGCGCGTACTTCGACGTCGAGCGGATCGGCTATGACCGGTGGCGCGCCGAAGACCTGCTGCAACTGATGACCGATGAGGACATCACGCTGCCCGAGGTGGTGCCATTCGGTCAGGGCTTCAAGGACATGGCGCCGGCGGTGGACGAGTTCGAGCGCCGCTTGCTGGGGCGCGAATCCGAAAGCGATGTCATTGACCTGGACCCGTCGGAATACGAACTGGTGCAGTCCGAAACGGTTGAGACGTTGCGCCACGATGGCAACCCGGTCATGACCTGGTGCGCCGGTAACGCGGTGATCGTTTCCGATCCAGCGAACAATCGCAAAGCAGATAAAGCCAAAGCGACCGGGCGCATTGACGGCATCGTGGCTTCCATTATCGCCGTCGGTACCAGCATGAAGTCTTGTGGCCCGAGCGGTAAATCCATCTACGACGAAGGGGCAGGTATATGAAATTAGCCATCGCGGCATGGCTTGCCGGTCTTCTGGGCTTCGGGCTGCTGGTCGGAGGCGTGGCGCTGATCAGCGTTCCTGCGGGTTGCATTGTCGCGGGTGCTGGCCTGCTGGGCTGGGCATATCTTGCCGATCGCGCCGCCGCTGTACTGAAAGCCCAATCTAAACCCCAAGGAGGTTGAGCATGTTTTTCTCAAGCGTGCTCGGTGATGGGCGCGGCACTCTCACAAGTCCGGACAGTGGTTTCTGGCGCGGCCTCATTGGTAGCGGTCGTAACAGCTCAGGCGTCACGGTCACGCCTGAGTCAGCGCTGGGCCTGCCCATCCTGCAGAACTGCGTCACGCTGCTGGCCGAAACCATGGGACAACTGCCTTGTGAGATGTACCGCCGCCAAGACAATGGGCAGCGGGAAGCGGCCATTAATCATCCGGCCTACGACGTCTTGCGGTATCAGCCCAACGGTTTTCAGACGCCTTACGAATATCGGGAAGGTTCCCAGCTCGCGGCGGGGCTACGGGGCAACAGCTACAGCTTCATTGACCGACGCGACGATGGCAACGTGATCGGCCTATGGCCGTTGTGCAACAACAAGGTTCAGGTGCTGAAGGGGGGCGACCTGTTGCCGTATTACCGCATCGGAGCCAGTGAGCCGGTGCCGATGCGAATGATCCACCACGTTCGATGGGTCAGCACCAATCAGTACGTGGGGCTGTCTCCGATCGAGGTGCACGCCGATTCACTCGGACTCGCCCAGGCCGTGCGGCAGTACACCGGCAAGAGTTTCGCCAACGGCGTGACCGTTTCGGGCGTCATCGAGCGGCCCCGCGAAGCCCCATCGATCAAGGATCAGGGCAGCATCGACAAGATTGTCGATCAGTGGGGCCAGAAGTTCGGTGGCATGGACAACGCCAAAAAGGTCGCGCTGCTGCAAGAGGGCATGACCTTCAAGCCCGTCTCGATGAACAACGTCGACGCCGAAGTGCTGGGCATCCTCAAAACCACCGGCACCGATATCGCCCGGATCTACAAGATCCCGCTGCCGATGGTCAACGACCTGGAGAAGTCCAACTACAACACCCTCGAACAACTGATGATCCAGTTCGTGGTGTTCGCTTTGTTGCCGTGGGTCAAACGCCACGAACAATCAATGATGCGCGACTTCCTGCTGCCCAAGGATCGGCGCGAGTACTTCATCGAGTTCAATCTGTCGGGTCTGTTGCGCGGCGATCAGAAGAGTCGCTATGAAGCCTATGCCATCGGCAGGCAGTGGGGCTGGCTCAGCGTCAACGACATCCGTCGTTTGGAGAACATGCCGCCCGTGTCTGGTGGCGAAATCTACCTGCAACCCCTGAACATGGTCGATGCAGGAAAACCCGGCGGCGATCTGACCAATCCCAAAGTGCGAGCCCAGCTCGAACTCCAGCACGCTGAAATCGGAAGGATTCTTGCGCAATGAAAAACTACTTGAGAGCTTCCAGCCTGCTGTTCAATCAGCCGCTGCTGGTGACCCCAGACATGCTCGATCTGGGCGTGCGCTGGGCCAACCAGGCAATGAGCCTGAACATCGTCAACATCGGCGCCAAGACCAGCCCTGCCATCTGGGATGACGATGGAATCGACCGCATCGCGCAGCGTGAAGAAGATCGCCGCACCGCCATTGCTCGAACCGGGATCGAGGTGATTCCCGTCAGCGGCGTACTGGTCAGTCGTGGTAGCCATATCAGCATGTGCGAAACAATGACCAGCTACGAGTCATTGCGTGCACAACTGCGCAACGCCGTAGCCGATCCAATGGTCGAGCGGATCGTGCTGGATATCGACAGCCCCGGCGGATCTGCCGTCGGTGCTTTCGAACTGGCTGCCGATATTCGCGCCATGGCTCAGCAAAAGCCCATCACCGGCATCGTCAACTTCATGGCCTACAGCGGCGGTTATCTAATCGGGTCCGCGTGCAGCGAATTGGTCGTCAGCCAAACCAGCGGCGTTGGCTCCATTGGTGTCATCGCCAGTCATATGGACCGTTCCAAGATGGAAGAGGGCATGGGCGTCAAGGTGACTACGGTGTATGCCGGGGCTCACAAGAACGACCTCAGTCCTCACGAACCTTTGAGCGAACAGTCGCTGAATTATCTGAATGAGGTTGTGCAGGAGAGTTACCAGCTCTTCGTCAACGCGGTGGCGGAATATCGCGGGCTTTCCGTGCAGCAGGTTATTGCCACCGAAGCAGGGCTGTACCGAGGGCAGGCGGGGATCAATGCCGGCCTTGCTGACCGGATGCAAAGTCCACAGCAGGCGGTTGATGACCTGTCTCAATCCATCGCATTGAGTCGTGCAGGCCGTCAGGCCGGTCGATTGTCGGTCCGTGCAACCGCGTTGAATCTTCAAACCCAGATCTGACCGCGTTCGCGGCAGTCACCGAAACCCGCCCTGTGCGGGTTTTTTTATGCCCAGGAGGCAACATGTCCCAAGTACTTCAGTTGCGTAGCGAACGCGCGAAGCTCAACGAGTCGATTCAGGCGCTGGCCAAACTCGAAAGCGCCGGTGAGAATTTGACGGCTGATCAGTTGGCCCAGTTCACGGATCTGGAAACACAGTTCAACGCGCTGACTGACAAGATCAGTCGTGCAGAACAAGCCGAACGTATTGCTGCCACCAGCGCGGTGCCGGTGAGCGAGTCTGCTCAAGGTCGCACCGGTCCGCCGCAAGGTCGTGCTCACGGCCATATTCACGGTGGTGGGCCGGCTGAAGCACCAGGTGTGCGAATGGCCCAGATGGTTCGGCTGCTTGCCGCCGCCGGTGGCAACCAGCATCAGGCCGCGCAAATGGCACAGCAGGGTGGCTTTTCCACCGATGTTGCCATGGCCCTCAGCACCGTGACGCCAGGTGCAGGTGGTGTGTTGGTTCCACAGAACTTCGCTACTGAGATTATCGAAGCGCTTCGCCCAATGTCGGTTGTGCGCAAAATGGGCGCGCGCAGTCTGCCGCTCAACAATGGCAATCTGACCCAGCCCCGTATCACCGGGAACACTGTCGTCACTTACATCGGTACCGAAACCGATATCCCGATCACTGGGATGACGTTTGCAGATACGAAGCTGTCCGCGAAAAAGGCGGCGGCGATCGTGCCGATTTCCAATGACCTGATTGCTAATGCCGGCGTCAGCCCACGAACTGACGATATCGTCGTTGAAGACTTGGCGGTCTCGATGGGCCTGTCGGAAGATCTGCACTTCATCCGAGCTGACGGCAGCGGCTCGCTTCCAAAGGGCATGCGTTACTGGGCGCAGCCGTTCAATATTTTGCCGGCACCGGCAGTGGACACCCTCACCCTGGAAAAAATCGACCTGTTCTGCGGTGGAATGATGCTCCGTCTGGAAACGGCGAACGTCATGATGAAGGCCTGCGGCTGGTTGATGCACCCGCGTGTTCTCCGTTGGCTGCAATCACTGCGTGATGGCAATGGCAACAAGGCCTATCCAGAAATCGAGCAGGGGTTGTTCAAAGGCTACCCGGTTGGCCTGAGCAATCAGATCCCTGTCAACCTCGGTGCGGGTGGCGACGAGACCGAATTCTACTTCGTCAACTTCGCGGACATGATGATCGGCGAAGACATGGACCTGACGATCTCCTTCAGTAATGAAGCCTCCTACAAAGACGCCGAAGGCAACATGGTCAGTGCGTTCCAGCGTGACCAGACGCTGGTCAAAGTGATCGCCAAGCACGACTTCGGCCCGCGCCACGTCGAGTGCATCGTTGTTGCCATCAACGTCAAGTGGGGCGCCGGCATGTAATTTCGCAACCCCGCTTCGGCGGGGTTTTGCATAACTGAGGGATGGGTAATGACAGACAAAGTAGTGGTTCGGTTTTTGAAAGCCTGGCGTGGTTACTCGACGGACGAGTTGGCTGCTTTCGATCAGACGGTTGTTGATGGGTTGGAGTCCAAGGGCTTTGCCGAAGTCCACCAGGCTGGTGGCGAAACGGCAGCGAAAGGGAAGGGCGCGAAAGGCAAAAGCCAAAAATCCGGCACAGCAAAAGCCGACGGAAATCAGCTGTCAGGGGTGGCCGGCAATCCGGACGGAGCCGGTGGCGACGGCGACAAAAACGAAACCGGCGGCGGTGGCCTCGACGAAGAGAAACCTTAACCCATGCCCCGTCGAATCGAATACTTCGGCGAGCCAGTTCTGACACTGGAACAGGTGGCTTTCCAGTGTCGACTGGAGCCTGAGGACATGGAGCCGGGGTTGATCAGCGACATCGTCATCCCCGGCATTACGACCCAATGCGAATCCAAAACCGGTGCAGGCATTCGCGGGGCGATCTACGAAGAAGACTGGCCCGCTGCGTTCCCCTCCGGGCATGCGCTGGACGTGGGGCAGGCGACTGAAATTGTTTCGGTCAAGGTCCGGCAGCCTGATGGTACGTGGAGAGATTACGCTGGTGCGGTAGATCTCGAACAGGGCCAGCGCGAAAGCTTCGTATCGTTCCCCGCAGGGCGGCCTGTTGGTGCCTTGCGTATCCGCTACAAGGCAGAGACTGACCTTGATCTTCACCCCGGCGTTCGCAACTGGTTGCTGATGGCAGCGGCGACGATTCTCCGGCATCCAGAAATGTTCCTGGTCGGCCAGTCGCTGTCCGAGTTGCCCTCAGAGTTTCTTGACCATCTGGTGGCCGAGGTCACCGTGCCGCCGAGGTTCTAACCATGGCCTACCGCGAACCGAGTGCCGGGGAACTGGATCGGCGCATCACGCTCAGGCTGCGCACGGACGTAGCTGCGCGGAATCAGGGACTTGATTCAATTTTCACCGACGAGAAAAAACGGTGGGCGCAGATCAAGCCGGTCGGCACGGCGGTTTACACGGCCGGCATTCAAACCGACGTTAAGATCACTCATCGGGTGACGTTCTACTACCTCAAGGGCATCAGCGATGCTCATGAGGTCGTGCATGGCGCCATCATTTACCGGGTGCGGCGGGTTGCTGATATGAATGGCACCCGTCGTTACAGCATTCTGGAAGTCGAAGAGCTTGGGCCTCAGAAGCCCGGAGGCGGTGTCTATGGCTAACTCTGCGTCAGTCGAAAGTTACCTGCACGTCGAGGGCTTCGAAGATTTTGAGCGTGATGCGTTCGACAAGAAGAAGATCCGCGCAGGGATGCGCAAGGCTGGTTTGCTCGTTACACAGCATGCCCAGATGAACCTGGTGCTGGGCAAAGGCCAGAAGGGTTACCCAGCCAACCGAACCGGTGAAACGGTCAGCTCCATCAAGTTCAAGGTCTCGCGTTCGGGCTTCATGGTGAAGATCTCCCCGACACTCACCCCCGCAATGGGTGAGTTCTATCCGGCGTATTTGTTCTACGGCGTGAAGCAGGGTCGCAGGCCGCAAAAACTCGCGCCTGGCAAAGGCATTGGTCGGAAGAATCGCCGGCAAGCTGGCGTTCGTACTCGCCTGATCGCCGAGCGTGCCGCCGGCGGATGGCGGATCGAGCCGCGTGACAACTACATGGCGGATGCTCTTCAAGACTCGTCGGAGCAGGTTCGCTCAATTCTCTTTACAGCGTTCGCGAATGCATTGAACTGATCGCTGTTCCTCTGGACACGTTATGAAACTGAACCCGATTGTGGGCCATCTCAAGGCGACATGCCCGACCTATGGCGGTCTGGTCGCGGCTGGCATCGACTGGGATGCTGTAGCTGAGAGCGCGAAACTTCCCATGCCGGCAGCCTATGTGATCGCAGCAGCGGATGCAGCTGCGCCCAGTAAGGCCCAGAACGCGGTGATACAGGAAATCACCGATCAGTTTGCGGTGGTGGTCGTGCTGGACGCAGGCGACGAGCGCGGGCAGGAAGCCAATGATCAGTTGCACGATGTTCGTGCGGAGCTTTGGCGGGCGTTGGTGGGCTGGAAGCCTGGTCCGGAATACACGCTCATCGAGTACGACAAAGGCGCATTGGTTTTTGTCAGCCGGTCGAGGGTGATCTACCAGTTTCTCTTTACCGCCGAATTCCAGATTGGTCGCAATCGCTCCGACCAGCCGCCAGAGACATGGCAGGAATGGGAGCTAGACGGCTTGCCCGGCTTCACCGGCGCGACCATCAACATGGACTGCATCGATCCTGCAGATCCAAACCTGAAACGACCTGGCCCTGACGGGCGCATTGAAGTTGCATTCACTGGAGACGTAACACCATGACCAAGCGCATCACTGTGGTGCCGGCCGCTGGCCGCTCTGTGCCCGATCCGGAGGCTGGCGACCTGTTGCCCGTTGAAGGTCGGGAGGTTCCTGACAATGCCTGGTGGCGTCGCCGCCTGGCTGACGGTGACGTCAGAACCAAAAATGTTGAAGCCCCATCCACCAAAGCCAGCAAAACGGCGCTGATCGAGGAAGGCAAATAATGGCCATCGGATTCAGCAACATCCCCGCCGATATCCGAGTCCCGCTTTTCTATGCGGAGATGGATAGCTCGGCAGCAAACAGCGCGTCGAGCGCGATGCGCCGCCTCATCGTCGCTCAGGTCAATGACGACGCCGAAAGCGAAAGCATCGGCAAGCTGGTGCTGGTATCCAGCCTCGCGATCGCCAAGAGCATTGCCGGCCAAGGATCGATGCTCGCCGCGATGTACGAGACCTGGCGTAAAGTCGATCCGATCGGTGAAGTCTGGTGTCTGCCCCTGCAGAATGAGACTGGTGAAACTGCTTCGGCCACCATCACCATTACCGGTGCCGCTACCGAGGCCGGCCTGCTGAATCTGTACGTCGGCGGCGTGCGCGTGCAGTCGGTGGTTTCATCGGCGGCCACCCCGACGATTGCTGCCGCTGCGCTGGCCGTGAAGATCAACGCAACGCCAGATTTGCCCGTCACCGCTACGGCCGCTGACGGCGTTGTTACGCTGGCCTGCAAGTGGACCGGCGAAAGCGGCAACGACATCAGCATTCAGATGAACCGCCTCGGTAAGTCCAACGGCGAATCCACGCCGGCAGGCTTGACCGTGGTCACCACGGCGATGACCGCGGGCGTCGGCGCTCCGGATGTGGTCGATGCGATCGCAGCACTGGGTGATGAGCCCTTCGAGTTCCTGTGTCAGCCATGGTCGGACACGACCACGCTGAATGCTTGGAAAGACGCGATGGACGACAACACCGGGCGCTGGAGCTGGGCCAAACAGTTATTCGGCCATGTCTACACCGCCAAGCGCGGCACCATCGGTACGCTGGTCGCGGCCGGGCAGGTGCGCAACGATCAGCACATGACCGTTCAAGGTGTCGAACCGGGCGGTCCGCAACCGGTGTGGGTGCAAGCCGCCTCGCTCGCCGCTCGCACGGCGGTGTTCATCTCTGCCGATGCCAGCCGACCGACCCAAAGCGGCAGTATGCCAGGAGTAGATCCGGCGCCGGCCAGTGATCGGTTCACGCTCACTGAACGCCAGTCGCTGCTGAACTACGGTATCGCCACCGCGTACTACGAAGGCGGTTACGTGCGCATTCAGCGCTCGATCACGACCTACCAGAGGAACGCCTACGGCCAAGCCGATAACTCTTACCTGGACAGCGAGACCATGCACCAGTCGGCGTTCATCGTGCGGCGCATGCGGAGCGTCATCACCAGTAAGTACGGCCGCCATAAGTTGGCGAGCGACGGCACTCAGTTCGGCGCCGGCCAGCCGATCGTTACGCCGGCGGTGATTCGTGGTGAGTTGATTGCTCAGTACGCCAAGCTGGAAATGGAAGGTCATGTAGAAAACGCCGAATTGTTTGCCGAGCATCTGGTGGTCGAGCGCGATAGCAACGACCCGAGCCGCGTCAACGTGCTGTTCCCGCCGGACTATATCAATGGCTTGCGCATCTTCGCGCTGCTCAACCAGTTCCGCCTCCAGTACGACTAAGCGGCGTAACGCTCACCCTGAACACCCAGCCCGCCCTGTGCGGGCTTTTTCATTCTGGAGACAAAGACCATGGGCGAAAAAGTAGCCGGCACCGTGTATGTAAAAGTGGACGGTGCGCAGTTGACCATCACCGGTGGTGCGGAAGCACCGTTGATGGATGTAAAGCGAGAGACCGTGTGGCCTGGCTTCTTCAAGGAAGAAAAGCTGGCGCCGTATATCAAGATGACCTCACTCGTTCCACAAGGCTTCCCTCTTAAAGCGCTGACGAAAGGCTACGACCAGACCATCACCTGCGAGTTCGCGAACGGCAAGGTTTACGTTCTGTCTGGCGGCTACCTGGTGGATGAGCCTTCGCACAAGGGTGATGACGGTACGGTGGAGCTGCAATTCGACGGTGTTAATGGGAGCTGGCAATGAGTAATTCGGTGAAGTTGCAGGTCGCGATCGAGGCTCACGGCGAGTCAGTGATTGAATTGACGTTGCGCCGTCCGACGGTGCAAGAAGTACGAGCAATCAAAGCGTTGCCCTACAAGATCGACAAAAACGAAGACGTCAGCCTGGACATGGACGTAGCTGCCAAGTACATCGCCGTTTGCGCAGCTATCCCGCCGTCCTCAGTCAACCAGCTGGATCTGTCCGACCTCAACGCGTTGAGCTGGGCGGTGGCAAGTTTTTTCATGAGTCCGGCATCGGAACCATCGAGCAGCTGATCGAGGTCGCCTATGACCTTGCGTGGTTCTGGAAGACCGATCCGGAGCTTGTAATGGCTCGTCCGCTGGACGTTCTCCTTGAATCGTTGGAGCACGCCCAGCGCATCAACAAAACCCAGCAGGTGCAGTGATGGCGGACAAGTTCCAGCTCAAGGCGTTGATCACCGGCGTTGACAAGCTGTCGCCGACGCTAAAGGGAGTACAAAAGAACGTTGCGGGTTTCCGCAAGCAGTTGGGCAAATCCGGACTTGGCAATATCGGCTTTCAGGATGTCCTGCAGGGTGGGGCTTTCGCGGCGCCGTTTATTGCGGGCGCTCGCGCCGCCATGGAGTTCGAGACATCCATGGCGGATGTGAAGAAGGTCGTCGACTTCGATACCCCTGAGCAATTCAAGCAGATGGGCAAGGACGTCCTCGATATGTCCGAGAAAATGCCGGTGGCGGCGAGCGGCATTGCGGCGATCGTTGCCGCCGGCGGGCAGGCCGGTTTTGCGCGTGGAGAATTGAAACAGTTCGCCGAAGACGCGGTGAAGATGGGTATCGCGTTCGATCAAACGGCCGATCAGTCCGGCGACATGATGGCGAAGTGGCGAACCTCGTTCAAACTCACCCAGCCAGAAGTGGTCAAGCTTGCGGATCAGATCAACTATCTGAGCAACACCGGCCCATCATCCGCCGCGCAGATTGCTGACATCGTTACCCGCATCGGACCTCTCGGAGCGATCGCTGGATTGGCATCCGGCCAGATCGCCGCAATGGGCGCAACGCTGGCGGGTGTAGGCGTGCCAAGTGAGGTCGCTGCCACTGGCATGAAGAACTTTATGCTGGCACTGACCAAGGGTGGTTCAGCGACCAAGCAGCAAGCCAAAGCATTTAAGTCTCTGAGACTGGACGTGAAGGATCTTGCGCAGTCAATGCAGAAAGATGCCCAGGGGACGATAGAAGATGTCCTTGCGCGCATCGCCAAGGTTGACCCATCGAAACAGGCAGGCCTGCTTACTGAGCTGTTCGGAACCGAATCCGTTTCGGCAATCGCTCCACTTCTGACGAACCTCGAGCTGCTGAAAAAGAGCTTTCGAGATGTTAAAGACGGTGCGGGATTCGCTGGCTCGATGCAGAAGGAATACGCTGCGCGGTCGGCCACTACAGCCAACGCCATGCAGTTGTTGCGCAATCGCGTGACGCGACTGGGCATAGAAGTGGGGAATGCGCTGCTTCCTCCATTCAACGAGCTTATGACTGAAATTGGTCCGCTTGTTTCTCGGCTTTCGGCATTGTCTGCTGAGCATCCCGGGCTGATCAAGGGCGTGCTCGGTGCGGGCGTTGCGTTCGGCGTAATGCGTGTAGCGGTAACAGCAGCCATGTGGGCCATGAAATTGTTCAGCGCGGTAACTGCCATGAGCCCCGTTGGCATCATCGTGCGAGTGATCGCCTTGGCGGCAGGCCTGCTGATAGCTAACTGGAAAACCGTTGCTCCGTTTTTTGAACGGTTGTGGGAGCGCGTACGCCGTCCGGCAATGGTGTTCTGGGAATGGATCAAACTGGCGTGGCAGTTCACTCCGATAGCGTGGGTTATAAAAAACTGGGAGCCACTGACCGGGCTGTTCTCGGCTATCTGGGATGTGCTGTACGCCGTATCGACGCCGGTGATGAAGTTCCTCGGTGACTTATTCGATTGGTCGCCGCTGGGTATGGTTATCAATAACTGGGAACCCATAGTCGGCTTTTTCAAAAAGATGTGGGATCGAATCCGGCCCATCCTCGAACCGATGATGAAGATGCTCGGCATCGAAGCCGGTGGAAAAGGCCTGGTCCAGACCGCGACCGATAAGGCGAACGCTTTTGCAGAAGAGCAGACCCGTCGCAATGCTGGCGTGGGCGGCGGTACGGGTGCGCTGGTACAGGCCAACGCTGCGCAGGTTGCTAAAGGCCGCCAAGCGCTGAACAACCAAGCATTCGGTGTAGAAAACAGCCAGCTACTGCGCACGCCTGGGCAGCTCCCTCCATCAGGGAGCCTTCTCCAACAGACCGCAGCCGCCAACGCACAGAAAGTGAATGGCGAAATCAACGTCAACATTAACGGTGCTCCTCCCGGTACTACCATCGAGCAACCCAAATCAAGCCAGCCCGGTCTGAAAATAAAACCGAACGTGGGAACACGCACCGTCGGCGTCATGAAGGAATAGCGAATGGATCAGACATGGCGTGATCAGATGTTACCGGCGTCGTTTCGTGGGATCAGTTTCTTGATCCCACAAGCGTCAGTGCCGGTCGGCATGAAAGTGCAGTTGCACGAGTTTCCCCAGCGCGACGAACCTTATGCCGAGCAAATGGGCAAACAGGCACAGGTACACCGGCTTGTCTGCTGGATCATCGGCGATGACTGTTTCGAGCGCCGCGACAAGTTCATGGAGGCTGTGCAGACTCCGGGCGCAGGTGAGCTGGTACACCCTTGGCTTGGCCGGATGCAGGTCAAGGCTGGCGAAGCCGAGCTGACGCACGAATTCAAGCAAGGCGGAATGGCAGCGTTTGCCGTGACGTTCTACCCGGACGTCCCTCTAAAGTTTCCGACAGCGAAGGTCAACACCCAGCAGCAAGTGGTGAAGGCCTCCGATAGTCTGCTGGATTCGGCGTTGGCCCGGTACAAGTCGGCGATGGCGAAGGTGGATCAGGCCCGGCTGGGGCTTGCCCGTCTGCGAAACAGCCTGTCGGGCGTGTACACGGTAATTCAACAACAGTTTTCAACCATCATCGGGGCCTTCACCAACGTGACTGGCTTTGTCCAGTCGCTGATGAATGCGCCTGATTCACTCTCTTCGTTGTTTTCCAGTTACTTCAGCGAATTCTCTGTAGACGATTATCTGAGCGATGACTCTGGTTCGATCTACCGGAATTCGGTGGCCACCGCAACGCAGCAGGCCGAGGCCGTAGCCAGCATCAACACCGTTAGCGATTCAGGCGGTATTGATGCAGCGGCGGCTTCTCAAGCGACGGCCAACCTGGTGCAGGACGCTTTGCTGGTTCAGGTCGCGCTGATCATTAGTGAAATGCCGGTGGCTTCTCAGCCGGTATCGACGGCGACGGTGGCTTCAGTCGAGCAGCAAGCAGTTCAGCCGATCGTACGTCCGGAGGTGCCGGTGGCCGACGACGTAATCGATCTGCGCGACAACCTCAATGAGGCAATCTTTCAGGCCTCATTGAAGGCAGACCCGGAGCACTACATGGTGCTCAACACGCTACGACAATCCATCGTCAAACACTTAACCGCTGTCGCGGAGTCTGGCGTTCGACTGGTGGAGATCACGCCGGCAGAAACATTGTCCGCGTTGGTGCTGGCTTACCGCCGTTTCGGTGATGCCACACGCGAGTCCGAGGTAGTACAGCGCAATCGCCTGCGCCATCCCGGGTTTGTCCCGGCGCGCCCGATCAAAATCGCCCAGAGGTAACCCATGGAAGACGTCAACGCTGTCAGCCTCACGGTTGACGGTCTGGATTACTTCGGCTGGAAATCGGTAGAGATCACCGCCGGGCTTGAAGATCAGGCGCGGTCATTCACCCTGAACATCACATGGAAGTGGCCCGGACAGCCCTTACCGCTGCCGATCAAGCATGGCGCTAAGTGCCAGGTCAAGATTGGCGATGATCTTGTTCTGACTGGCTGGGTGTTTGCCACGCCGATCAGCTACGACCATCAGCAAATCACCACCAGCGTCAGCGGTCGCTCGCTCACCGCTGATCTGGTGGACTGTGCAGCAATCAATAAACCGGGCCAGTGGAACAACCAGAGCGTTCTATCGATCGTCAGAGCGCTGGCGGCGCCTTACGGTGTCCGTGTGCGCAGCGAGATCCCGGAAGGGGCAAAGCTGTCAGACCATACGATCGAGCCGGGCGAAACAGTCTTTGAATCCATCGACCGCCTGCTGACGCTATTCCGTGTTTTCTCCACTGATGATGCGAAGGGCATGGCGGTGCTCGCCAAACCCGGCAGCGAGGTGCGTGCGTTCGATGCTTTGGAAGTTGGGAATAACATCCTGACCGGTGACGCCGCTCTGGACTTCTCGGCGGTGTTTTCCGAGTACCAGGTGCTAGGTCAAAAGAGCGGTACCGACGATGAGTTCGGCGAGCAGGCTGCAGAGGTGTCCGCGGTTGTCGCGGATCCGCGCGTTGGCCGCAAGCGGGTCATGATCATTCAGGAATCCGGCCAGATGACCAACGAGCTGGCGCAGGCCCGTGCGAACTGGGAGCGCGGCACACGCATGGGCAAGGCGCTCACCACCACCTACACGGTGCAGGGCTGGCGGCAGTCGAATGGCGCACTTTGGAAACACAACTCGCTGGTGCGCGTCATCGATCCCATCGTGGGCTTCGATCGAATCATGCTCATCGCCAGGGTGACGTACACGCTCACTGACGCGGGGATGATTACCAAAATGGAAGTCGGCCCACCGGATGGCTTCGAGCCAGAACCGCATGATCCGCATAAGGATCGCAAGCTGAAGAAGGGCGGCAAGGCCGACAACTTCGAATACCTCATCCCCGCAGACTACGAGCCGAAAAAATGAGCCTGAAAAGCATGATGGCGCGCGGCACGGTTGTGCTGGCGGCGGCCGGGAAGATGATGCAGACGCTGCAGGTGAGGCTGACCGCCGGCGAGCTGAAGGACAACGTTGAGCACTTTGAGCCCTACGGGTTGACCAGCAATCCATTGCCGGGCGCCGAGGTGGTGACAATGTTCCTCGGCGGTGATAGGTCTCATGCGGTGGTCATGGTTGCGTCAGATCGCCGGTACCGCATCAAGGAGCTGAAGTCGGGCGAGGTGGCCATCTACACCGATGAAGGGGACAAGGTCCACTTCAAGCGTGGACGGATCATCGATATCGAAACCGCCACGCTGAACATCAAGGCGACCACTGCGGTGAACTTCGATACGCCGGTCATCAACCAGACCGGGGAAATCGTCTCGACAGGGGATCAGGTGGCTGGAGGCATCAGCCAGATTCACCATGTTCACACCAATGTCCAGGCGGGCAGCGGCAACAGCGGGCCTCCCGCAGCGGGGGGCTGATGATCTTTTCTGATGATCGTGAATCAACGCTGACCCGCTCGGTGCTGATCAGTCTGTTTACCTGGCGCCGGGCGATGACCGACGATCCTGTGGACGACGAAGAACTGTTCGGCTGGTGGGGCGATAGTTATCCGACCATAGCCGACGACCGCATTGGTTCGCGCCTATGGCTGTTGAGGCGGGTAAAGCTGACAGACGCCACGCAACGCGATGCGGAGTTCTACGCGAACGAAGCCCTTCGTTGGCTTCTGGATGAAGGCCATGCGATCGCAATCGAAATCACCAGTGAGAAGGTTGAAGTCAGTCGACTAAATCTGACGGTCGTCATCACGGTGCCTGGCGGCGACCGCATCGAAATCAAACCTATTTCTTCCTGGCAGGTGATCTATGCCGTTTGAAACACCTTCACTGCCGGTGCTCATCAGCCGCACCCAAAGCGACTTGGCCAGCGACGCGCTTCGGCGATCCGATGCGCAAGTGCTGGCGCGGACGCTGAGTGGCACGGCGTATGGCTTGTATGGCTACCTCGATTGGATCGTCGATCAGATCCTGCCGGACAAGGCTGATGAGGAAACCCTTGAGCGCATCGCTGCACTGCGCCTGAATCAGCCGCGAAACGCCGCGCAGCCAGCCGAAGGCAGCGTGAGCTTCAGTGCCACCGCCGGCGCAGTTCTGGACGTCAATGTTGTATTGCAGTCCGGCGACGGGCGCATGTATCGAGTGACTGCTGGCGTCACAACAGTTGCAGGTGTGAACAGCACGACTATCGAGGCGGTAGACGCTGGCGCGCTGGGCAATGCCGATGTTGGCCTTGCGCTTACGTTGGTGCAACCGGTCGAAGGTGTGACCAACGCATTCACCGTCATTGCGCCGGGTTTGTCTGGTGGTATTGCAAAGGAAAGCATTGAGTCGTTGCGAGCTCGCGTGATCCGCTCGTACAGGGTTATCCCGCACGGCGGATCGGCGGACGATTACGAAACGTGGGCGCTGGAGTTCCCCGGAGTGACTCGTGCGTGGTGTCGCGGGAATTACTTGGGTGCGGGCACCGTAGGGCTGTTTGTCATGCGCGACAACGATGTAGTTCCGGTGCCGAACCCTGCACAGTTACAGGAAATCAAGGACTACATCGAGCCGTTGCGACCTGTCACCGCAGAGCTATACGTGCTCGCTCCCACAGTGAAGTTGGTGCACTACAGCATTCATCCGGTACCAGACACTAGCGCTGTTCGCGCAGCGATAACGTCCAGCCTGAATGACCTGCACGAACGCGAGGCAGGTCTGGGCGATATGCTGCTGATTAGCCACATACGAGAGGCAATCAGCGGCGCCGCTGGAGAGACCGATCATTCCTTGACTGTGCCCGCCGCAAATGTGACCGCTGCCACCAACGAGTTGCTGACATTTGGAGGCATCACATGGCTGTAGCTCGAACTGCGGAGCAATACCGCCGGCAATTGTGCGGACTGTTACCGGCCGGTCCGGCATGGGATCCAGAGTTGGTTCCCGAAATTGATCTTGTGCTTACCGGCGTAGCAGTCGAGTTCTCCCGCATCGATGCTCGCGCCGTCGATCTGCTTAACGAGATGGATCCTTCCGGGGTAAGCGAGCTCGTTCCGGACTGGGAAGCTGTAATGAACCTGCCCGATCCATGTCTTGGCCCTAACCCACCTTTTGAGGATCGGCGCCTGGCCGTCCGCCGCCGCTTGGTGGAGGTGGGGGGGCAAAGCAGAGCGTACTTCATCGAGATCGCCGTAAGCCAAGGCTACCCCGACGCAACTATAACCGAGCACCGAGCGCCCCGAATGGGGCGTTCTCGTTTTGGCTCGGCGCACTTCGGTACGTGGGCCGTGCAGTTTATGTGGACGCTCAACACCGGCGGGCGAAAACGGAAGGGCAGACGCTTTGGTGTCAGCTACTGGGGGGAGCGATTCGGCACCAACCCCGGCGATCCGCTCGAATGCTTAATCCGCCAACCAGCCCCGGCGCATACGGTTGTGCACATCAATTATGACTGAGAGGTAAAGACGTGGATTATCCGATTAGCGTGCCAAGCATTGGCTTGGTTGGTGGCAAGTTCGTCGACGAGAACCAGCTGACGGGCACACCTGGATCTTTAATCCCCGCGCAGTGGGGGAACGCAGTTACAGATGAGCTTCTGAATACAATTCGCGGCGCTGGCCTTGTGCCTGACGAGGCTAACAACTCTCAGCTGCTTGCAGCTATTCGGCTTCTGAAGGGGGTCGCGCGGTTTACTTCCGCAGGTTCTTTCACAGCGACAACTGACACAGTTTATGCCACCGGTTGCGGTGGTGGTGGGGGGGGCGGAGGTTCCAACAGTACATCATCATCCTCTTCCGGTGGCGGCGGAGGTGGTGGTGCTGGTCAGCCAGTTTATCGTGTGCCGATAAGTGTAACGAAAGGCCAAGTCTACTCGATAACGATTGGTGCAGCTGGTGCTGGTGGCGTAGTTGGGGGTAATGGCGGTAATGGTAGTAGCACGTCATTTGGTGCGCTACTGACATTGAACCCGGGATTGGGCGGTTTGGCTGGTGGTGCTGCCAGCGCATCGGCATCCAACGGTGGTACCGGCGCGAGTGGTTTCCCAGGCGGATCTTACGGCGGGGACTCAGGAACAACGCAGCCGTCGGGCGCAGGTGGAGGTGCCGGTGCTTCCGGTCCTTTTGGCGGCGGCGGACGAGCGACAAAAGGCGCGTCAGGTTCAGCCGTGCCTGGCGGACCTGCCTATGGATATGGGGCAGGTGGTGGTGGGGCTGGCGGTGTGACTGGGGGCGTAACAGCTACTGGTGCAACTGGCGGTCCTGGCATGCCTGGTTTTTTAATAATCGAGTGGTGATCACATGGGCAACTATGCAATTGTAAACTTGGCAACTGGCGTCGTTGATAGCGTGGTTGTTTGGGATGGAAGCGAAAGCTCTGGATGGAGTCCGCCTGAAGGGACTATCGCTGTAGAGTCTGATTCAGCGCAGCCAGGATGGAGCTACGCTGATGGTGTTTTCACTGCACCACCGCCAGATCCGGTTATCCCACCAACTCCCGAAGAGATCATTAGCGCCAACCAGATGCAGCAGAATTGGTTGCTTAGCCAGGCGTCTCAAAAGATGGCACCTGTCCTTGTTTCTCTGCAGCTTGGCGACGCTACTGATGATGAGACGGTAACTGCCCGAGCATGGCAGGCTTACTACCGGTCACTGCAATTGGTTGATCTTAGCGTCGCCGAGCCCGCTTGGCCTTCGCCTCCGGCCTGAGCTATTTCACCCTTTCTGTTTTAGCTGACCCGAATGTTTTTGGTGAGTTTCGTAATATACGATTTCTCACAGAGTCCCTCATGGGCTCTACCAATTTGTCAGCTGTCCTTGAAATAGCGTATGAGATCAGTATCACCGGCAGCACGGATGCTGCGAGCAAAGCCCATCCTCTATGCTGCCCATCTAGAAACAGGCTGCTGATTATGAAAGCAATAACCCAGTGGGTTAAGAATACTGGGTAAGCAAGATCGCCAAGAATTTTGCCTGATCTCTTAAGTTGGCCGTCGAAAGCCGATGTTGTAAGCGGTGCCACCATAAAGGCAAGGAGCAAAAGGTTTATGTAGAAAAACAAGTTAAAGTGTTCGCCTCCAAGCCCTGATACTTGTCCACTCACTATGAGGTTGATAATCCATAGTGTTGTTGAAGTGAAGAAGAATTGTTTTATGTCGCTGGTAGCAAAGCTCGAAATCTTATCGTTGAAGTAATAGATGCATGCGCCAATTGAAAATGGAAGTATCGCTGCGTAGAAAGGGAAGTACCTAGCCGACCACTCTTGACCAAGGGCTAGGCTGGCAATGTGGTACGTCGCCGCGGAGCCAACGCTGATTAGGGCCGTCCATTTGCTTCTTGCGATAAAAAGCCACAATAGAAAATAGCATACAAGCTCAACCGCTACAGACCATGCTGGCGGGACTATTCGAAAATAGGCGTCGTAGAACTCAAACGGAAATATTGCGATATTTCCTGCAATGTCTTGCAGCCTGTCGCGAGCATACCAAACGACATGGAAAGCCTCGGCATTAGGCAGTAAGTAAAATGCAATCAAAGTTAAGCAAATCACAAGATAGTAAACGGGAAATAAACGAAGGAAGCGATTTAAAGCAAAACTTTTGAAGTCGAATTTGTAGGTTTTATTTAGGACTGCTGTCATTAAATAGCCTGAAACTATGTAAAAGCCGAATACCGCAAATACCCCAAGGTGCGAAACTGATTTGACCGTCTCGGTTAGGTGGGCGACAACCACAAAGATAGCGAGAATGAACCGTAATGTGCCAAACATCGTATGGCAATTCCTTCTGAATATTATTTTTCAGGTAGTTGAAATAGACGTAGCGCGAGTATATCGCTTCTTCTGGAGATTCCCATGTCAATCACACCGCAGCAGTTACTGCAGATCCTCCCGAACGCCCGCAGCCAAGCGGGCGTTTTTGCACCTGTCCTCAGCACGGCAATGCAGCGGTACCAGATCGTCGGCACCAAACGCGCCGCTGCCTTCATTGCTCAGATTGGGCATGAGTCTGGCCAGCTACGTTACGTCCGCGAGATTTGGGGGCCGACCGCCGCCCAACGCAGGTATGAGGGGCGCGAAGATTTAGGCAACACCGTGGCCGGTGATGGCAGGAAGTATTGTGGGCGCGGCCTAATCCAGATCACCGGCCGGGCAAACTACGCCAAATGCGGCGAGGCGCTCGGGCTTGACCTAATCACCCATCCCGAATTGCTCGAACTGCCGCAGCACGCCGCGATGTCGGCGGCGTGGTTCTGGAAACAGAATGGACTGAACGACTTGGCTGATCGGGATCAGTTCAACACCATAACCCGGCGTATCAACGGTGGGTTGAACGGCTTAGCTGATCGCCTGGAACTGTGGGAGAAGGCACAGGCGGTGCTGGCGTGACCGCCCCGTGGAGGTTGATTGGCTTGCTTGCACTCGTGCTCGCCGGATTCGCCAGCGCCTGGCAGTTACAGGACTGGCGCTACGGCCAGCGTTTGGCCGAGCAGTCGCGGCTGAACGCTGAAGCCTTCAACCAACTGACGCAGGCGGCCGCCACAGCACAGCAGGCCGAACAGGACAAGCGTCTGGCGCTCGAGCAGCGATTGTCGGCCAGCGAGCAAACCCACTTTAGGAAAATGACCGATGCCCAACGTGACCAAGATCGCCTGCGTGATCGCCTTGCCACTGCTGATCTCCGGCTGTCAGTCCTCATCGACGCAACCGATGTTGCCAAAGGCTGTGGTGTGCCAGCCACCCCCGGCGCCGGCGGCTTGGATCATGCAGTCGTACGAGCCCGACTTGACCCAGCGCATGCTCAACGAATTATCGCCATCACCGACACCGGCGACCGGGGGTTGATCGCGCTGCAAGCGTGCCAAGCGTATGTGCGAAATCTGTCCCAAAACTGAGTGCGCAAAGATGCGCACCGAGCCAGCCATTACTCTTTCATTACAAGGCTTTTGAATAGCTCTCGAGCCTGATCTGCGTACATGCTTGTCGATAGTGTAATGAGATTGGCGGCGACCGTTGTTGCGTCAGCGGCACGCTTCAAAAAAGGGCCAAGCGTTGAACGATTAAGGAGCGAAATTTTTTGTTCGGGGGTGGCGGCTATGTGTCCTTTCAATATGTTCAATGCCTTTAGTACCTCGGCGTGCGGTGTGTCTGCGGGCAGTCCGAGTTGCTCTAGGACAGATACCGGGTCGCGCTCCTCAATTCCTTTTCCGCAATCCCTGATTACGAGGTCTGTAAATTCCCCGTCGGTACCGTGGGCTAGTGTAACGGCAGCGCCTATGCACCCTGTGATCTCGCCGCCAATTATTTTTAGGGCCATTAACAACTCTCCAAGATTTTTGATGTGCTGTGCTGGTGGGCGGATTGAGAATAGACCATCCACCTAATACTAGGTGAGCCCGGTAGGCAATGGTGTAGCGGCTGCTCAGGCGGGGGGGGGGGCTGTGCGGTGTTCCGCAACCAAAAGCGAACGGCACGGATTACGCGGCCTGTAGCCTCATAAAAATCAGTAGCTTGCGGAACACATTTGATGCTAAGCTATTGATCTACTTAGCTTTGTAGCGTGGATTGCAAATCCACCTACGCCGGTTCGATTCCGACCTCGGCCTCCACTATAAACAAGCTCCGTAGATCCATGATTTACGGAGCTTTTTTATTTGCAGTGCGTTGCAAGATTTAGTCTTTAAAACGTTCATTGCAAACTTGCTTCACCGGGAAGTGATGTATATATTTCCCGCTCGGCTGCTGAAGCCTGCATGCTGTCAGGATTGAGAGCATGCCGCTGGAAACAGCAACACAGCGCTACCGCCCGAATGGCGAAACTGGTAGACGCATGGGACTTAAAATCCCCCGCTCGTAAGGGCGTGCCGGTTCGATTCCGGCTTCGGGCACCATCTTAAATCAAGGGTTTGCGGGCGAAAGCTGATGCAAGCCCTTGTTTGTTTCTGGTCCGCTATTTTGATGTCGGTCCGCAATTCACTTGGTGGGAGTAACTTTCTTGCCCATGCGATTGCGTATGTATTGCTCAGTCATCACAGCGGTCGTATGCCCAAGCTGATCTCTCGCCTGCATGATGTCACCGCTGGACTCGGCTTTGTCTGTACCTGCCTTGGCGCGCAAATCCCGTATCTGAAATTCAGATTTTTCCACCCCGGCCGCCTGCCTGGCCAAGTCAAACCTCCTACGCAACATCGCCACCGTCATTGGTGTGCCTTCCTCTGTAACGATCAGCCGCGTCGAGCGGACCTTGTGTTCTGACTTTCGGGACATGATTCGATCAATCAAAACCTTCAGCTCGCCTGTTATCTCGATCCGACGCTTTGCCTTAGTCTTTCCCTGCAACACCCAAATCTGCCCGTCGCGCACGTCGCGTTCATCCATCAACCGGGTATCGGTCACTCGTTGACCGGTCAAATAGGCGAGGTCCATCGCGTCTTGTAGCCCCGCGTCCGCCTTGTCGTGTACGCGCTAGAACAGCGCATCTTCGACATATGTGTCCCGGCCGGTTTCTTTGTTGCCCTTGATGCCCGCGCATGGGTTGGCAACCGATGTGTAGCCCTTATCCCGGGCGTAATTCCAGATCGCGCTGAGCAGAGCCTTCTCGCGATTTGCCCGCACCGGCGCGGCCTTGCGCCAAGTGAGGTACTGGCGAACGTGCAATGGCTCGATCGTTTCCAGCGGTGCGGGTGGATCGTCAAAGAAAGCGATCAGGTTTTTCAGCTCACGCTTGTTGTCAGCCTGAGTGGCTGTGCCTTTGGTTGGGACGATGTCGACCATGTATTTTTCGGCGACGTAGCGGAATGTGATGACCTTTGCGACCAGATCGGTTGCGGTGCGATCACGCTCAAGCTTCGCGTATTCCATGATCGCCAAGCCGTAATCGCTGTCCAGCGGAATTTCTTTGCGGTCCTTGCCGCCCGTGTCGTAGTAGTAAAACACCCGGTCACTGGCTTTTTTTCGTTCTCTCAGCCTGGCGATCGATCCGGGTTTGCTTGGTCGTCCTCCCATGTCAGCTGGCCTTACGTGAATTACATACGGGATTTTCAGATTCAAACGTGCTGACGGCGGTGACGGCCATCGTGGTGACACTTGGCCAGCCGTTCATTTTCTCGTAGCTATATCGGCAGCAAACCAAATGAGGGACTGAACATGAGAGATGGCGATTACCCGGAAGAAGCTCTTCGACCGTTCAGGGCCGTCGCAAGCAAGTACCTTGCAGGTATATGGATTGCGCTCTCAGGAACTGTAATCATTTCAATTCTTTCCTTGGAGCCTTCATTCATTCCGGAGGGGCAGGAAGCTTCTTTGTGGTTCCAGCGAAGCGGGTCGATAACGACTATCGGCGCACTGTTCATTGGCATATTTGCGGAAAACCTCAGGTCCAGGCTGCGCGGACAGTTCATGGGGGACATCTATGCGATGCGTGTTTTTAGTGAGGTCAAGGTTCACTTCGTCATTGCGACCTTTGGATCCTTTGCACTCACGATTATTGGAACGCTTATCTGGGGTTACGGAGACCTCATCTATTCTTGGTCCTTCCGAAACTAATCACCGCAGAAGCAGGAAATTGTTTCCTCATGGTCTGCGAACATGTCGAACTGCGTATCTGAATAGTCGAGCATTTGCTGGTAGCTGGTCCGGTCACTGCGGAATCGGGCGCCGTCGCCGGTGAACTTGCCGCCGGACACAACTGAGCTTTCCGTGCGTGCGCACCATTCGGTCTTTGGCCGGTCACTGGCGATGATTGAATAGACCTGCTTGGCACCCTTCAGGAAACAAAGGTCGCAGTTGCCTTGCAGTGTCCTACCGTTGATCGTCGGCAGCATCAGGTCGAACGGTTGGCCTGCCCAAAAGTCCGTCACGTCCTGCACGCCGACACCGGCGTCAGCCAGCGGCATCACCATCGTGACCCACTTGCTTTCGCTGGTGCTTTTGCGGTGCCGGATCTTCACGACTCGGCGTGGATGCCGTTCATCTTGTCCACCGTAACCTCCTCGGTAGATAGGCCCAAGCTGCGCAGATACTTGTGAATGATGCGGATCTTCAGGTCGATGGTGCAGAACCGGGTGGCTGGATTGGGCAGGTACTTGCGTTTGCGAATCAGGGCTTCGAACGGTTCGCCCTGGCGGCTGGCGGTGGCGTAATCCACATCCGCAACGCCCTGGTCATCGTCGCGAAACTCCAGCCAAACAATCGGCACCGCCCAGCGCTCTGCGCATTCCCGGACAAATTCCAATGTGGCCTGGTGTATCCGATGACGATTGAGTGGCCTGCCTCGCCGGAAGCCAAGCCAAACACCCATCCAGATTAACCGGCATTGTAATTCCAATAACCAACGGTGTATTGGGCGTCCGGCTTAGAGTACCCAATACAGCTTTTTTGATTATTTGAGGAATAAGAGTTTCTTGATGGAATCAGTCAGGCTAAGGCCTTGGTATATATAAAATGTGTTTGTTGTTGGTCCATTCATCGGCAATAACTTGTTTTCATCGTGATCATAACGTCGTGCAACATATCCCAATGATTTCATGATTGTGGATACGTTGTGCCAATCTGAGTTTTCTACCATTATTATTGGCTTCGATCGCTCGATGGTTCTTTTTAATCCGCGAAGAACCATCGACTCGGCGCCTTCGACGTCAACCTTAATTAGGTCGGGAGATAATCTTAATTCATCACCAACCCTCAAGTCGCATTTGACCTTCTCCAGCCTTGTAAGCCCGCCGCGCTCCAAGAACTTTTGCTTGACCCAAGGAAGTTCGTAGTATGAATCTGTTATTGAAGCCTCTTCTATGAAGGCCTCTCCGTTTGAATATGGTATGTTTAAATAAAAGCTGCCCCCTTTATCGGCTAGGCCGTAGGGGTTTATTTCTATGTTTCCGGGTACTTCGCTCGCTAGGCTATTTAGTTCGCCTATAAGTATCGGGTTTGCTTCATACGAGTGAATGGTTGCTTCTGGAAAAAGTATTCGGAAGGATATGATGCTTTGGCCAAGATTTGCACCTATATCGAGTATTGTGTTGATGCGTCTTGAGCCTAGCGTGAAACCATAAAAATCAGTGTCATGAACTTCTTTGGTTTTCCATCGTTGCATCACTGCTTCTGATAAGTGCTTTAGTTCCAT